ACTCTTTATTTCACCACTCACGATTTTGTCCTTTGAACAATATTAATTAAATCTTGTTCGTTATATAGTGCGGGATCATTAGGATTATTTTTATGATTTTCCCAAGTCATCATTACATCTGCTATCATAATGTCATAGGTAGTGGCTCTATCAATAACTTCACTAGGAAGCATATGATAGGTCTTTGCCAGATTACCTACGGTTACCATTATTGCTGTTTCCCAACTTGATCTGTCGATGACCTGGTTTTTGACTTTCCCAATACTTCATTAATCCTTGTTAATATAGCAAGGGTAATGTCTAATGGTAAGATCTCATCTTCTTTAAGAACTTCTTCTCCATTTTTGTTCAATAATATTTTAGATAACACACGCTGGAATTGGCTGCTATCAGAAAGATTTTGACTACGATAAAAATCGAAGTAGGTCATAATGTCTAAATGATCCTTCATCCAGAATGTTATAGTTTCACCATATTCTTCGATGATTTCTTTATCATCTAAACATACTTCTATAAGTTTTGGTTTTTTTGCCAGTTTTTTGATATCCATTAATCTTGTGCCTTTCTATCTTTTAATGTGTGGATAACTGCTAGAATAAAACGCAGTCTTGAATTGATCTTGTCTGCATCACCTTGTAGGCAGCGCAGTTCACCGAGGGCTTTGGCACATTCTGCTTCTAAACTCTTGTGCAAATCTGGTGTTGAGTATTGTGTTAAATCCATATATCTTTTTCCTTTGTGTATTTACTAGGGGTAATAAAAAAGAGGCTCTATGAGCCCCTTTTCAGTGCAATCTATGATTACACAGTTCCAGCTGTTAGGTCACCATCAACACTGACAGTAATGGGGCTTACCCATACTGGTGCTGTTGGATTAACAGTTGGAGCGAGGTTTGTTATATAACCTGATCCACTTACAAACTTGGCAGTTGCTAGGCGACCATTGAAGTAGACACGGAAATAAACAAGTGTAGCATCATTGGAAAGATCGAATAGACCTGAAACACCATTGCTTCCTGTGAAGAATGTTGTAGAATCTAATACAAAATTTCCAGCAATACTATTGCTTGCAGGTGTTGGAACTGTTTTTTGACTGAACTCATCTAATTGTGTCCAGTTAAAAACGCCCACTGCATTGTTGATTGTGATGTCCTGTAAGGCAGGAATTACATATCCGCTGCTGGTTGTAGAAATTGAAGCAGTAGAAATCTGTAGAGTAGCCTGACTTGTAGGAGCAGATACATTAATATAAGCCATCTTTTTTGTCCTTTAAGTTATTGCGACTGCTAATCTAAACTCGAAGGTATAGATTAAACGGTCCTCGTCTTGCTCGACAGTGTAGTCACTTTCTTCATCGAAACTGACTACGCCTGTCTGACTCTTACATGTAAGAATATTGGTAATAAGTTGATCTAGTTGTGATGGTGTATTTTTAGCATCCACACACACATACACACGAGTCACAAGATTGTTTTGATCTACATCCACATCATCAAGAGTCATGAATAATACTGACTGCTCTTGTTCTGTGGCTCCAACATAGATCTTTTTCATATTCTTAAGATAAAGAGGTAGGCTGTTTTGTAGCCAAGGCAATTCCGAACTAACAGTAAATTGTGTCAGAGTAAAAGTTGCCGTTTGTATGGCTGCAATCAATCCAGTTCTCATTATCGTACTCGAATAATATTAGTTCTTGTGGGCATTTTTTCTGTGTTAGTGATAGCACCACTATCATCGAAATCATACCAATCACCTGCGTCTATGAGTTGGCGGAATAGGCTCTGATATTTCTCACGATAAAAGCCCAACTTCTTGTATTCAGCATTGTCCTCATTTGAAAAATCTGCTACTTTTGGTAGTAGATATTCATAAAGAACTTTGTAGACACATAAGTCGGTCCAATCCTGTTGCCTTGCTATAAACTTTGTAGCATTTGGCACAGGCACATCTATTGTGCTCAGTGTGCTAACATTTGTAGCACCTTGATCTTTTATTAAGAAATAACTTTGCCACCAAGCAGTGTCTTTGATTTCATATAAAATCTTAAGAGTTGCTCGGTCTCCATAACCATCTTCACTATCAACTAAAGAGCTATCGGCAATAACTTCATTGGCTTCGAATAATCTTGTATCACGGTCAGTGACATCACTATATTCACAGAAACTAACTACTTGATTACCTGGTCCCAATATAAAAGCCATTGCCTGTCTCCTTACCTATATTATTACAGTGTTCCTTCTGCTGTAATTGCTACACCGTGTGTGCTCTGTAGAACAGCAGCACCGGCAACAGCAACTACGCTCATATCGGTAGCACGGCTTTGTGGTAAGTATAGGCTGGTTAGGCTTAGTCCACCACGCTCAGCAATACCTAATGCTGTTGGGGCAAACACACCACCACGATATGCTGTGGCACCACCAGTTGTTACAGACTCAACAAGTGGGCTTTCATAAACTAAAACACCGCCTACAGAACCGATTAGACCGGCTGTAAGCACTTGATTACCTAAATTAGATAGTGCTGACACTGTTCCTGCTGTGGCACCACTGAAAGGTAGAACCTGTGTAAGAGTTTTCTTCATATAGTATGCTGCTGTAGGATGAACAACGGCATAATAAGGGCCCATTACCTTAGCAGCACGCAGAGTAGCAGCAGCCTTGAGAATAAGTTCTGTTGTTAATTCTGTAGTTGTTGAACCGATGTCACTTGAGAAATTGTCGAACTCACCAAATGCCATTGTGTCTAAACTTTCACCGATAGCACGACCACTAACTTCTGCAAGTTGTGACATTACATCGCCATAGGCTGAGTCTTTTAACATATCTGTTACCTGTGAGTAGTAGACATGTTCTTTTAGTGTGATAAGTGCTTCACTTGAGGTTGTGTCGCGAGCAGTAGCAGCACCTTCATTGGTGATTACCTGAGCACTACCTTGACCCCAGATGGGCACCTGTGCAATCTTACCAGCGTTCATTGGAACTTGGAAGAGTCTGCATAGTTGACGACTTACGGATGTTTCATATGCGGCAAACTCAGCATCTGTTACGAAGTTTGCATAAAACTGATCATTAATAAAAGCAGCATTAGCCATTTTTTATTCCTTTATAGTTAAGTTATTTCCCTCTCATCTCTCTATAAAGTTGACGCTGTTTTGCGTCTTTCATATTGAACTTTGAGGGGTCTAGTTTTTCTGGACTTTGACCAATGTTGCTACGACCATTTGTTGTTGCTGGACCTGCGGCACGGAAATGCAAGTTGGTTTCTAGAAACTCATTTACTAGATCTTTAACTCCGAAAGGTGTTCCTCGATCTGAGTATCTTACTGAACCTTTGTCGTCCAGTATTTCCACTTCACCTGCATCATTCATTCGCACGAAAGGTTTAAGTAACTGTTTGACCTGACTGGGATTAACTGCACCTAACTGTGCGGCTGTGTCCACTAGTGGCATGTCAATGGTATAACTTCTTATGATCTCATCCCTTTTGCGTATTTCGGCGTCTTTCTTTTCTGCTAATTCTGCGATGATTTTATCAAATTCACCACGCTTTTTAGCCTCCTCTGTCTTACGGCGTTCGCTGTCTGATTTGAGTTGGCGCAGTTCTTCTGGATCGCCTAGATCTTCCCATTGCTTGGTTAAACGCTTAGTTAGGCTGGATTTCATCCTTGCCATCATGTCGTTTACTTCTGCTTCTGAGTATGTCTTTTGTGCCTGGTCTTGTTTATCAGACGACCCAGTGTCGTCATGTGCCAATGATTGATCGCTCATTGTAGCGTGCCTCCCTTTCGAAGTGTTTAATCTTAGTGGATAAAAAATATCCTTGCTGGTTATTTATATGGCACCCATTTTTTTGGTATATTTCATACGCATTTCGGCAAGGTATTGTCTATTTTGTTGTATGAGACAAGGAACAGGTGCGGAGAAGTTAGCATAACGGGGATGACTATATAACCATTCATTGTCTCGGTCTATGCTGTCATATTCACCGCATAATTTTTTTAATCTTCTATGATTAAGATCACAAACATATACCCTAGCCAGTAAGGGGTTTTCTAAAACAATCCTATAACCTCGATAAGGCACAAGGTCTATTAGTCCCTTACGATATGCTGGCAAACTCCAAGGGCATACTGATTGTATGCTCTTAAAGTATTCTAACCAATCAACCCCTGCGACCAGGTTTTTTCTTCTTACCACGATTCATTGCCATGTTATCCTCCTTTAGTAAAACGATACTTTTGTGATTTAGGTGCTGCCTTACGAGCAACTGATAAAGCAATAGCAACTGCCTGTTTCTGTGGCATACCGTTTTTCATTTCTGTTTTAATATTTTTTGCTATGGCTTTTTCTCCATAACCCTTGACTAATGGCACTTTATTTCTCCTTTTCTAAAATATTACGAGCCCATACTAATCCTGCAGGTCCTCCCCACATAAGATAAGCCTGTGTTCCAGGTGTATTAGAACCTGGCTTATAATATACCCGTGCTCTTGATAAAAAACTAAATGTTCGTTTTACAATATCCAGGCTTACTAATTCTCTATTTGCAAACTGTCTTGCACGAGCAAGTCCTACCTCTGTGCCTCCTTGATTACTCGGACTACTTTCTTCACGCAATCTCAATCCTCTGCGTGCTGCTGCTGCCATTGCTTCGGTAGGCTTATACATTAATCTTCTTCGTGAATAAAACCCTGTTCCATATAGGAGATATGTTCTGCTTCTGTTCGAGCAATAACCTTTTCCTCTGTGTCAGGGTTATACATAATGTGAGGTTCGAATGGCTTGACAGCAGGTAGGGCGGCTGCATCTACGATTTCACCTTCTGGTATTATGATGTCTGCTTCTTCACCTAAAACCTCAACAACTTCATGATCAATAAGTTTGAGCACACGAGGATCTGTTGCAGCCGACTTGGCCTTAACCAGTGTGTCAATCTCACGCTCAGTATCTTTAATATCGAAATTATCTGGATAATCAATACTGCCTTCCCAGGTCTTTCCTTGATATAGACCAAATATTCTCCAAATCTGTTCTTCAGCCAGTTCCATTTGATCTGCCTTACCTGCTAATTTCGCATTTAGTAATTGGAACTCTGTCTGTAAGGCTACGCCACTTACCTCTCTGGTTTGTTTAATGCGAATACCTCCTGTATTGGCAATGAGGTCGATTTGATTTTCTAATGTCTTAATAGTTTCATGAATACTGCCAACTGCTGCTCCACTGAACTCTAATGCATAGGGATTTAGTCCAGGATCTGATCCTTCCTGTAGAACAATCATGGCTCCTGCTCCGGCTCCGACCTGTGCTGTTGGTGGCACTACTAGTGTAGGATGAGTTCCCAATCTAACTGCCTGTTCATTTTCTGATGTCATGTTATAGATCATACGACTAATATCCGCAATATCATTGATATCACTAATACCAATACCTTTTTCTATACCACGCTGGTTATAGACCAATACAGCAGGAATCATACCTAGTTCATTTTGTTCCACTGATCTAAGATTGGCTTCACGATTTTGCTGATCCATTTCCCAGGTCTCAATAGTATCTGGACGCCATACTTTGACCACCTGAATACGATCTATGATTTCCTCAA